GTAGATTTCCCCCCACCTTCCAAAATTTTGGGGAGGGGGGTGGTCGTGGTGCCGGGCGCCGCGGGTCAGATCCTGATCACTCGCACGCCTGGCGGCGCGTTTATCGGCCGCTCCCGGCTCGGCCTGCTCTTTGTTTTCTCATGACATTCGCGGCATAAGCTCTCGAGGTTGCTGAGCTCGAGCCCGAGCTCCGGATGATCCTCGAGCTCCTGGATGTGGTGGACCTCCCGGGCCTGGGTGAGCCTTCCCTGGCGCAGACACTCCTGGCACAGCCAGTGATCTCTGTTGAGCGCCTGCACCCGGATCTTCTTCCATGCTGCCCGGCCGTACCAGCCGCGCTCCTTCAGGTCAGCGGCCATATCGGTCCCTCATCATCGTCTGCTCCCAGCCGCGGAAGCGATCCCTGAATACATACTCGCGCTCGCAGTGCTCCCGGTGATCGCAGCCCTTGCGGCAGATGCACAGCGTCACGCCGTTGATGATCTTGATCCAGACCGGGATCTTCTCGTACTGTTGCATGATCGGCCCCCTCTCGGGGTTTATGGGTGCGGACCAGAATTGCACTGGGGCAGGCTGAAGGAGTAACAAGCGCCCGAGCCGCTTTTTAACCGCCACGGCTTATGTATGGAGAAAAGAAGAAAAGAGACAGCGGCAGGCAGCCGCAGCGTATCATGGTAAACAAAACGGAAGGACCGTCGCCGGCCCTCCCGCTTTTCGTTATGTGTCTATCTTAAGCATATCACTCAGAACTGCCGAACATCAAGAGGACAGAGGCGAACAACAGCGAACAAATCAAAGTTTTTCTGCGATTCGCCAGTAAATCATGCGCGCGCTGTCCTGCGAGATCCCGATGAAGTATCCCACGCGCTCCCAGGTGAGGCCGCACAGCACCCGCAGCGAGCAGATCATCCTGGGCTGCGGCTCCTCGATCTCGTGCACCCAGGCAAGGACCGCCGGCTGCGTGGCCTTCACCCTGTCCCGCAGGATCTCGATCTGATCGCTCAGATCCGCCAGCACGAGCGCAAGCTCCTCGACCTTGCTCTTGGTGTCGGTCGGCGCCTTCGGCATGCCGTCCAGGTTCTGGGCGCCTGGGTAGGCCCTGAGCCGCATATTGCGGTAGAGCTCCCGGGCCTCGTTGAGCTGCCGCTGCGCGTCGTGATGGGCCGCGAGCTCGTCACGCGTCATGTTCATCGCGCTCCGCGCTCTGGCTGTGCAGCCAGGCGAGATAGTACCACGCAGCCTTGCGGAACCGCGCGCGGATCTTCGTGTAGAGGTCGTCGTCGATCCTCATGTGGCCGACGATCCCGAGCGAGATCTCGCCGGCGATAAAGGTCAGGACCATGACGGTGGGCTGCTCCGGCTGCTTGTCCAGCATGCTGGTCTGGCCGTAAAGCTCCGTCGCCGGCTTAAGAATCAGCCGGATCGGATAGGCGGTCTCGAGCGCCATCTCCAGCGCGCCGGCGGCCACCAGCTCCCGGAGCTTCTTCATCTCCTCGTCAAAAAAGGTTCTTTCGTCCATGTTATTCTCCTTTCGCTCGATTGTACAGCTCGATCCACGCCGCGAGCGGCATTGTTACGCGCCATTCTTCTCTGTTGCGGCGGTGCATCACACAAGGGGCGCCGCCGAAGCGCTGGGCGTCCCGCTCCGCCTGCGCCATCCAGGCGCCGATCTCAATGCGCTCGTGACGCTTGCACTCGATGTGGAAGCCGGCGACGCCCTTGATGTCCGGTTCTGATCCGTAGTTGAGAGCAGATCCGGGCTCCGCTGGTATGCCGTTCTCGTTGAGGATTCGGCAGAGCTCGAGCTCCGCGGCCCGGCCTTTTTTCTGCTGTGATTTACTCATCTTTCGGCCTCCTTCCTTTGCTGCAGAAGTCATCCGGCCGGACGAGCTGCAGTGGGCCCCACGCCTTGCACCAGTACTCGTGATCGTCGACCTTCATGCAGCAGGCGCAGTCCTTGCAGCGTGTGAGCATGACGCAGCCGAGTATAACGGCCATCACCTCCGGCGCGACTTTCGCCTTTACTGTGAATTCGTCAACCCGGTCGAAGCAGAAGGCGACGGTCTCTGCGTCCGCGCCGAGCTCCGGGTGGATCTCGACGAAGTCGGGCATGCCGACGAACTTGATCTCGTTTCCTTCACTCATCGTTCCGCCTCCCTTCAATCGCTCGGTGCACCTGCGCGAGATCGTCCTTGATCTTGTCCCTCGCTGCGAGGCAGGCGCGACGGTGCGTGCAACTGACGGTCCACACTCTTTTACCGCCGAAATATTCCTGCGCGACGAGATCCAGGTCTGCAATTTCGCAGCCGGTGCACATGCCGGTAAATTCCAGGTTAATCATCAAAGTCACCTCCTGCCTTCAGATCCCGCAGCTGATCCCACAGCCGGGCGTTGACGATTGTCTTGTAGCGCAGCTGCTCTTGGAGCTCCCGGATCTGCGCGTCCTTCTCGCTGATCAGCTTGGCCGCGCCCCGGTCGATCGCCCGGCGGATCTCGTTCGTCTTCTCATCCTTGGCCAGGCGCTTCTTCGCCTCTGCCATGGCCTTTTCCCGCCAGTAGACGACCTGGCGCGTCAGGTGGAAGATCCAACCGACCAGGGCGCCGCAGGCAAGGAACACCAGCACAATTTTCATCGGTTCGCGCCTCCCTTCGGCACCACAAACCCAGGAACGCCGATCCACCACCGTGCTCCCTCGCCCTCTGTCAGCATCACAGGGCAGCCGAATATCGTGTAGCTATATTTTCCGTTGAAGTGTACCTTGAGCTCGTGCATTATTCTCTGTATCAGCTCTCTGGTCATGTACACCCGGAACTCGAAGTCGATCGGGAACATGCTCCGCATCCAGAAAATGGACTCGTCGATTTGATGCATAATCGAGGCGCTAACGATCGGGCCTTCGACAGCGTGTTGCAATCCATTCACCCGTCAGCACCTCCCTCCGGGGCTGCCGGGATGATGGTAGGAGCGGCATCAATGTCCTCGACTTCCACATATTCCGTTTCGTAGAAATCATCCGTCCAATGATGCTTATTTTTCAGCGCATCCGCATCTATCAAGCGACCGTGGGGAGGGAGTTCGATGGCCATCCATTGATTCTGTCCGTCCGCGTTGTCCAGCAGTACCCCATCGTCAAAAAGCACAAGCATCTTCACCTTGCCTTTCGGCGGCAACTTCATGCCGTGGATATAGAGCCCCATGTTCATTCCTCCTTTTCTTTGTCTGGCGGAAGCACCCCGGCGCAGTCGGTCTCTCTGGTCGCCTCCTCGGCCTCGAGCTCGGCGAGCGCCTTCCGCACGACCGCGGCGTCGAGCTCTGCGCCGGCCGCCTTGGCCGCCTGGCATTTCCTGCAGAAGAACCGGCCGAACTTGTCGAAGCTGTACCTGGCCACGCCCTCGGAGAGCTTCTCCCCACACTTCTCGCATGTCGTGTCGTCTTCGTGCGCGCGTGCGCGCGTAGTATAAACACGTACAGGATCAGGTACAGGAACAGGTACACGTACAGGTACAGGAAGCTTGGACTTGCTTGATTTGCTTGCATTTGCTTGATTTGCTTCGTTTGCTTCGCTGCTTGAAGCAAAAGCAGCATTTGCTTGATTTGCTTCGTTTTGCTTGGCGCTTCTGGCCTCTGCGGAGGCGATTCCGCCGGCCCTTCCGGCGACGGATCTGCGCGCGGAAATCTCCTGATATTTTTCCGCGTTCCGGTCGATGCTCTGAGCGATGAAGGCGAAGGCCATCCGCATGGAGCCACGGAAGCCGGGCTTCTTTCCGTCGGCTACATAGTCCAGCAGCGCCCGGAAGAGCCTCCCCATCTGCTCGTCGGTGAGATCTGCCAGGGGTTCCCGGACCTCGGTGTAGACGATGAAGCTGTCGTTTTTTTGTGCCACATGATCACCCCTTAAACTGTGCAGCGTTTCCAAAGGGTGCCTGCCGGATCAGGAAGACCCGGTCATAGCGCCTGGTGACGCGGACGAGCTCGCCGGCGTGGATGTAGATGATGGCGTTGTACAGCGACGTGTACACATGCCCGGGGTTCTCGCCGGGCTGGATGATCACCTCGCAGGCCTCATCGCTGCCGCGCAGGAAGGCCTTGACGTCGGCCACCCTGTTGTGCGGCCTCCCGCCTCTGGCCACCGGGATCTCGTCCGGCTTGATCGGTTTCGTGGCCATGGCTCAGCCCTCCAGGATCTCGCCGGTGCTCAGATCGACAGCCGGCGCGTCCTCGTCCGCGGGGATCTCCACGTAGTCGGTGGTATCGGTGACGGCATACATGTCGTCGGACAGCTCCGTCTTGATCGTCTCGTCCTGGGCGACACCGCGGACGAAGTCAGACTTCAGCGGCGCGTACTTGAGCGTGCGCTTCAGCACGGTCTTCTTGGCCATCTCGTCGAAGGAGGTGGACCAGGGCGAGCTGTAGCCCTTGCTGTAGGCCTGGGAGTATTTCCTGGCGTGCTTCTCCATGTCCTCGCGGCTCATGACGGAGAAGCAGAAGCCGCCGTCCTTCATCTTCACCACTGCATAGTAATGCGTTGCGCTGCCGCGGTTGGACTTGGCCGGCACGTGTCGAAGCATGGGCTCCAGCCCGTACTGGTACTCGAAGTCATCGTTTTCATAGACGGTGTGGGCCTGGACAGTGCTCACCTGGCCGGACCGGTAGGCGAGATCCAGGAGACCCTTGTAGCCGATCTGGAACTGCACCTCGTCGGTGCCGTGGTTGCGGTAGGGGATCAGATAGGCCTGTCCCAGGGGCGTGTTGGGCTCGAGGCCCAGCTGGGCGGCGGTCATCATTGCGCCCAGGAAGCTCTGCGGGGTGCAGGCGCCCAGCTTGGGATTGGTGGACAGCGCGGAGAGCACCATCCTGGTGAAGCGCTCCGGCGTGATGACGGAGGGCAGCGCCTTCTTGATCTCCGGCTGCATGACCTTGATCAGGTCCTGCAGGTTCTTTTTGCCTCCGGCCTGCACGCTCTGATTGCCGGCCGCTCTCTGGATTGCGTTTGTCATGGTTTTATGCTCCTTTCTTTGCCGGGGTGAAACGGAACACCCGGCTCCTGGTTGTTTTGTAATAATCGGCGAGATCCATCTCCGGATGGTCAGCCCTGAATCGTTTCTCGTCGAAGGTGCGCCGGATCTGCTCGCGCCAGGTGACCTTGCCCAGCTCGCAGCTGCCGGTGGGCGCGTCCTGCATGAAAGCCTTGATCCGGTTCTGGACGTCGTCCTTCACCGCCTGGAGGTCGCGGATCTCGCGGCTGACGGTGATCAGCAGATCCACGTCGCGCCGCACCGCCTCCAGGTCGACCTCCGGGCCTTCGTCGGTGTAGATCGCGTCCAGGGTCTCGGTGGTGCTCCTGAGGCCGTCGGCCTCCGGCGGCGTGCCGGTCTCGACGAGCTCCCAGAAGTCAGAGGCCAGGCGGCCCAGGGCGTCGATCTCGTCCTGGGAGACGAAGACGCTGCTCTCGCACCAGTCCGGCGTGGTGTCATCCTCGATCCGGGTGAGCTGGTAGATCTTGAACTCCCGGCCCATGATCAGCACGGCCAGATACCAGCGCCGCGCCTCCGTGACGGCCAGATAGGTCACACACTGGGCATAATAGCTTTCGGGGAACTCGCCGCCGCCGAACACCCTGGCATTCAGTGCGCTGGCGGTCTTTGCCTCGACGCCGGCATTCTCGCCGACGATCATGCTGTCCACGTTCGCGTGGAGGTGCGGAAAGTCCAGGTTGCGCAGGATCGCGTTGACCCGGCGCGTCTTTTTCCCGCTGGCATCGCAGAAGCGCTGCAGCACATAGGGCTCCAGATCCCGCCCGATCCGCATGGCCTCGCTGTCCTCCTGATCAGGCAGCAGGCCCATCTTGTCTGCCCAGACGGTGTATGGCGAGCGCCAGCGGTTGAGGCCCAGCACGGCGCCCATGTCGGAGCCGCCCAGGCTGTTCCGGCGCTCCCGCAGCCAGTCCTCACGGCTCATGCCAACGGTCGATATTCTTGCGATTCTTCCCATATTTTTCGGTCCCTCCATTCCTCATAGGCGTCGTCCTCGTCCCGCGGCGGGCGGGGCTCGTTGTATTCCGGCGGGGCCGGATAGTCCAAGATCCCGCTCATTCGACAAGATCCAGGAAGGCGAAGCGGTGCAGGAGCTCCGCCAGGAGGCTGGAGGCCTCCGCGGGCCCCAGGCCCAGGAGATCGGGCTCGCCTTCGTCGTTGAATCCCTCCTGCATGATCACGACGTCGCCCACGATCGGCGTGATGCCGGCATAGAGCAGCGACCCGGTGTTATTGACAGGCAGATCGTGCAGCAGGCCCTCCTCGTTCACGATCATGACGTAGGGCTTGCGCAGGTAGCGCGGCCGCACGATCTCGATGAAGCCTCCGACCATCTTCTGCAGCGCGTGCAGGCTCTCGCCGACGATCTTCGCCACGCTGATCTTGTCGGTGGCCCTGATGGAAATAACAAGCATTTTTAACTCCTTTCGTTATACGTTGACGGTTCTCTTCTGATCAGACCGCGGAGCGAGGCGGACGCGGCGACGTCGCGCAGCAGCGTCTGGGCCTCGTCGACGGTCACGGTGTGCCGGTTAAGGATCGCCTGCGCACGGTGGCCCAGATCGGCCAGGCAGCAGCGCAGATCCACGAGGGCGTCGTGGTCATCCTTCGCGCTGGCGGCGATCCTGAGGGCCTGGGCGAGATCCTCGTGCCGGATGCGCTCCCGGTCGTAGCGGGAGATCCCGGTCTCCTGGTAGTTCCTGAAGGCCTTCTCGGCCTTGGCGTCGTATTTCTCCGCGAGGGCGTAGAGCTCGGCCTTTGTCATTCCTCGACCACCTCCACGTGGTACTTGCTGCAGCACCAGAGATACGGCGCGTAGGTGCTTCCATCCGGCCACCGGACCCAGATGTTGTGGTCTTCGGCGATTCTGTCGACGGTGCCGACCGTGCCGGGGGCGGGATAAAACCACGGATAACGCTCGTGGGCGCCCGCGCTGGTGAATCGGACCTTGTCGCCGGGGTTCATGCCTGCACCTCCGGCGGCTCCGGAAGGGGAGCCCAGAAGTCGACCTTCTTGAGGTTGGTGCCGAAGACCTTCCACCAGCCGCCGGGCGTGCGGATCGCCTGCTCGACGCGCAGCGGCTGCCCGGCCTCATAAACGCGGGCGATCAGGACGGTCTTGGCGATGGGCGGCAGCTCCTTGGCAGTGCTGATCCACGCCACGCTGGTCCTGCGGACCTCCTCCGGCTCCAGGCCGGTGTCTTCATACTTGCCCAGGCGCTGGACGAGCTCCTCCTTGGTGTTGGGGCTCCAGAACCCGGTCTTGATGCCGTTCATGCGGGGATGCGTCAGTCTATCCATCTTTTTCTCCTTTCGTCGCTCTGGAGACGAGCTCCAGGACCTTGTTGATCTGATCATTGACGCGGCCGAGCTCCGCGGCGAGCGCCTCGCGCTTGTCCACGAGGATCTGCACGAGCTCCACCACGTCCGCCGGCTCCGGTGTCTTCGGTCTACCGGGCGGCTTCGGCCGGTCCCGCTCCGCCTGGAGGCGCTCCGCGTCCTCCGGCTTGACCTCGGGGAGGTCTTGCTTCCGCCTGGCCCTCGGGAACAGCTTATGATCCACGCCGGCGCGGATCAGGATCTCCCGAAGGTTTCCCTGGTCGATCGACGTCTCGTCTCTGAGGATCTCCAGGATCTTGCGGCGGTCATTGGCCTGCTTGAAGCGGGTGATCACCTCGCCCAGGGTCATGTCAGACGCGCCGACGAGGTCGTGCAGCTCAATGGGATTGAATTTGCCCATCATGCCACCTCCAGAATCAAGGGCTGCACCAGCTTATAGCTGGCGAACCGGCAGACCGTGCCGTCGTCTTTGGTTTCTTCCTTCATGATCGTGATGATGTTGAAGCCCTCACGCCGGAGCTCGCATATCCGGGCGCCCAGGCGGTAGCAGCCGAGATACCGCAGCGCCTCCAGGGGCGTGATCGATCGGCCGGTCATCAGCCAGGCCAGGATCTTGAGCTTCTGGGTATTTGCAGGAATCACTCTGCCACCTCCTGGAGCTCACCGTTGACAAGCATGTACCAGGTGTCGGCCTTGATCTGCTCGCCGTCGACCACCACGGCCTTCCAGTTTTCAAGGGCATAGCTGGTCTGTTTTTCCTCGGCGATCACGAGCACCGAACCAAGCCCACCTTTGACGCGGCAGCCATTTCCGCGGGCACAGGCGATCCCGTTTTCACCGACGGCTGAGGAGCCCCTGCTCGTGGCCGCGCCTCTGTCGCCAGCCGTGGCCGCGCCTCTGTCGCCAGCCGTGGCCGCGCCGCTGTCGCCAGCCGTGGCCGCGCCTCTGAAGCCAGCCGTGGCCGCGCCTCTGAAGCCAGCCGTGGCCGCGCCGTAGGAGCCAGCCGTGGCCGCGCCGGAGTCGCCAGCCGTGGCCGCGCCGGAGGAGCCAGCCGTGGCCGCGCCTCTGAAGCCAGCCGTGGCCTGTTTTGGATCGGTGTGCTCCTGGGTGGTATGCGCCTTCACATACTCTATGTGCGCCTTGACCAGGCCGGGGATGCCGATCTCGGCGCCGATCTTGATCTCGCTCGAGGCGATCTTGCTGTCATCGTTCCCTTTGGAGATCTTGCCGGACTGTTCGACCTCGAAATAGCGTGAGCTCGCCGGCGGGTAGTAGTCAAAAACGTCCAGCGGCCGCTCGCAGGCGTGGAAGCCGCGCTTGCAGACCTCCACAGGCCCGTCCATCTGGTAGGGTTTGCCCGGCTCGTACTGGAAGCCATCTTTGCATGTCATGTCTTTATTCATGCCTTTGTAAGTGATCATCTGTTACTCCTTTCTTCAGCACGCCAGCCTCCTGCAGCTGGCGCTTTTTGTTCTCGAGCAGCTCCCGGCCGCCGGGCGTCTGGCGCAGGCTGTAGACCAGCCAGGCGAGATCCAGGGCGACGGATAGCCGCCTGTACCTTGTCATCTCTTCGCCGGGAACCACCAGCCCCAGCGGAACTTCCAGTCGGCGTAGAGCCAGGCGAGGCCCGGCAGGCCGACCATGCCGACGATCAAGGCCATGAATACCAGCGCGTCACGGATTGCTTCTGCGAATGGACTCACGTCTCTTCGTCTCCTCTCCGGCCTGTAGCGGGCTCGGTCTTCTCGATCTTTGTGATTGATGCTTCCTGTTCGACCACTGCGGCGAGGCAGCAGAGCAGAGCCGCCTCCGCCTGGTTCTGGACGTCGATATTCAGGGTCCTGAACATCCCGGCGACCAGCTTGGCCTTGTCGCACATCGAGACATGCTCCAGGTCCGTGGTGATCGTGAGGTTGCCGTCGCCCGGCGCCTCGAATTTCATGGTTCCTTTCATGTCATGCTCACCTCCTTCTGCGGTAGCCCCGCGCCTCTGCTTCTTCCAGGATCGCCTCGATGGCGTCCAGGTGGGTGCCGGTCCGGCGGAGATCCTCGCCGTCGAGCCGGACAATGTAGCACGACGGCGTCCGGTAAACTTCAAACTCGTGCCGCTTTCCTTCTGTGTCGTAGGCCAGTACGCGGCCCATCTTTTCCATATGTAGCTCCTTTCTTTGATGCCGCTCATTGGTTTTTCTCCTTTCATGGTTGGGGATGGTAAGTATATTCCCCCGGGTTGAAAATTCTGGAACGTAAAGCGAGAATCAAGACTGATTCGCCACAGCGGCCTTTCTAACGGCCTTCATACGTTCGCGCATAACTTCCAGTTCTTCCTCGGTACGTTCGACCTTCTTGCGGTACGGATTCTTCCCCATCCGCCAGGGCCAGAGCGGGCACCGTTCAGCGGTGCACAGCCTGACCTCGTTTGCACTGCCGCAGCAGCAGTCCAGGCACTTTTCGCGGATGACCTTCGTCGGGTTGGTTTGCTTCTTTTCTTGTTCCATTAGTTCTCCTTTCATTCGGTGCGGCCGAGCAGGTAGTCGACCGGCTTGTCGAACAGATCGGCCAGCTTGACGATCGCGTTCATAGGGATCTTGCCGAGGGTCAGCCAGTTATACACGGTTTTCCTGGTGACGCCCATTTTCTTGGCCAGGTCTCCGCGGCTCATGCCGTTCCTGGCCATTTCTGCGTTGATGTTCGGGTATTTCATTTGTTCACCTCCTTGCGTGTTCTCGTTATGGGAACAGTATAAACCCAAAAAAGGAACAATGCAACACGGGAAAATCCCCAAAATGAGAACGCGTTAATTGTACGATATCCCCAAAAGGAAGTTATTACAACTTGACGGATTGCCCGCGATGTGTAATAATGTTTCCGAGGTGATACCGTGCAAAACAGAATGAAAGAGTTGAGAGAGGCCAAAGGCCTGAGCGCAAGAGAGGCGGCCAAGCAGATCGGCTTGCCGCCTACCACATACCACAACTGGGAAAAAGGGGAGCGGGAGCCAAACTCCGAGATGCTGATCAAGCTGGCCGACTTTTTTGGCGTGTCTATCGACTACATGATCGGGAGAAGCGAGGAACGAGCCGTTAAACACCTGACAGCAGCAACAGGTGAGGAGGACGATCTGCTTCGGCTGTTCCGCCGGATGTCCAACGACGGCAAGGCCGCTCTCCTGGCCACGGCGAGGGCGATCAAGTGAACACCGCCGTCCTGTATTGCCGATACAGCTCCCACTCCCAGCGGGAGGTCTCGATCGAGCAGCAGGTCACAGCCTGCCGGGCCTACGCGGAGCGCATGGGGATCTCAATCGTGGAGATCTACGAGGATCGCGCCCTCTCCGGCACCTCAGACCGCCGGCCGGCATTTCAGCGCATGATCAGCGAGGCAGCGACGCTCGACTATCAGTATGTCCTGGTGTACAGCCTGGACCGGTTCGCCAGGGATCGCTACGACAGCGCCGTGTACAAGCGGCAGCTCCGGCAGCATGGCAAGCGGGTGATCAGCGCCACTGAAAACATAAGCGACGATCCCTCCGGCGGGCTCCTGGAGGCCATGCTGGAGGCCCTGGCCGAATACTACAGCAAGGAGCTGGCCCAGAAGATCCGGCGCGGGATGGAGGACAACGCCTCCCGTTGCATGGTCACCGGCGCGATCCCCTACGGCTACCGGAAGGGAGCCGACGGCCGCTTCGAGATCGACGAGGAGCAGGCCGCGGTCGTGCGGGAGATCTTCGCCCGGGTGCTATCCGGGGAGAAGCTCATCTGGATCGCGGAGGATCTCAACCGGCGCGGCTTCCGCACCAAAACCGGCGCGCGGTGGGGGAGATCCTCCTTCAATGTGCTGCTGCATAATGAGAGATACACCGGCGTCTACATCTACCAGGACCGCCGGATCGAGGGCGGCGTGCCGCAGATCATCGACCGGGAGCTCTTCGACGCGGTGCAGCACGCCCTGAGAAGCAAAAAGAACCCGCGGGCAGCTGCTGCAGGTCCGCAGCGCCGCCGGCGGGAGAACGACCTGTATTTACTTACCGGGAAATTATTCTGCGGGGAGTGTGGCAGCCCGCTGGTGGGGATCTCCGGAACCGGCAAGGCCGGGCGGGTGTATCACTACTATGTCTGCAAAGGCCACAGAGAGGGGGGCGGGTGCGCCCTGAAACCGTGCCGGCGCGACGAGATCGAGGCCGCGGTGGCCAGGGCGATCCGGGAGAAGATCCTCACGCCAGGCACGATCGAGCGGATCGCGGACCTCACCGTGGAGGCCCTGGCAGAGGAGGCACCGAAGTATGCGGATCTGGACCGGCTGCGCGACGAGCTGAAGGGCGTGCATAGCGCGATCAGGAACATCGTGGCAGCCGTGGAGGCCGGCATGGTCGCAGCGTCCCTCAGGGAGCGACTGGAGGCCCTGGAGGCCCGGAAGGAAGAGATCAAGGATCAGATTGCCTACCAGGAGCTGCAGGCCGGGGAGGAGATCACGCGGGACGACATCGTGGCCCTCCTGTACCTCTTCCGGGACGGCGACGTGGACGATAAGCTCTACCAGGAGAAGCTCTTTGACGCATTCCTGGTCCGGGCCTATGTCTACGGCGACAGCCTCCGCCTGCTGTTCTCCGTCTTCGGAGATGATACGGAGATCGACGTGAAACTGCTTGACGGTGTTCGTATAAGCGCACCGGAAGCCCACCATGTCGTCTTATACGAACACCAGGAGACCATAACAATGGTCGCCGCCGGTCTTTTCCTGGTCAGCTGCAGGATCTGAACGGCAAAAAAGAAGCCCCGCCAGGCGCACAGCCCGGCGGGGTTCATCTTTTATTCGCGTCGCAGGAACTCCGCCACCCGCTCCATCTGAGCGGCCAGGGCTTCCTTCGGCGCCTGCTCGTTGAGCTTCCTGGCGGCTCTGTAGGCCACCAGGATCGGGCGGATGTACGTGTTGAGCGACGCCTGGATCACGGTCTTCTCCACCGTCTCTCCGGCCTTGACGCCCTTCAGCGCTCCCATCTCGATCAGCTCTCTGCACTCAGGCTTGGCCCAGGGCGGCAGATCCTCGAAGGTCTCGATCCATTCGTCGCCCGTGGCGGCCATGATCTCGGCCCTGGTAGGCTTCCTGGCCGCGATCAGCTTCTTGACTTCGTCCATGTCGATCTCATCCTCGTCGTCCTGGATCGGGCTCATCTGCGCCGCCATCATGGCATAGTCCGGCGCGATAAATCCCCGGATGTTCTTTCCGTCCACCGTCATGGGCCTCCGGCCGACCTTGCCGCCGTTGATGTTTCCCTCGGTGACGGTGAAGGAACGGCCAGAGACAGCCGTCACGATGCCGATATGATCAGACGATCCGCGGTTGTCGCCGGAGCCGGAATCGTCCCAGTCGTAGAGGATGGCGTCGCCGACCTTGGGCACGTAGGCGTCATCCTCGATCCAGATCCCCTTGCTCTTGGCGATCTCGATGAACTTGTCGCAGCCGCACTCCGTGCCGGTCCACTTCGCGCAGCCGGTGACGATCCAGGCCGCGGAGACGGTAGTAGCGCAGTAGGCGTCGCCCACCTGCACCTTGTAGCCCCGCGCCAGCGGCGTGTAGGTGTTGTAGATCCGGAGAATCTCCAGGTGCGTCGCGCTGCCTCTGGTGGCGCCCACCCAGCTCTCCATGACGTCCGCGACGTTCTGCCGCAGCTGCCGCTCAGTCATCGCCGGGCACCTCCTCATCGCCATCCGCCGCCTGCGTTTGGTCAGGAGGCTTTTCATCGTTATCCTTCCCGGCCTGCTCCTTCAAAATATCAATACCCTTGAGCAGGACCTTCGGGATAGGCACGCCCATCAGGGCGCAGTTTTCAAGGATGGATACAATCTCATTGATGGTAAATGCGATCACGACCGCATCCCGGATATACTCGGTACCGAGCAGCATGTCCACAAAGTGTGCGATTAAAATAATAACCAGTGTCGCCACCTTGCGGACCAGGCCCTTCCATCCCACGTTGCTGTCCAGACCGCCGCCGGCCGATTTCGGCGAAGCATGGAACACTCCCGCCACGACAAGGCCGGAGACATAGTCGATGGCCATGCAGATCACCAGGATCGTGAGCGCAATGCTCCACCCGCCGAAGATCTGCGTGAAGATCCCGCCGATTGCGCCGGCAAGGATACAAAATACTGATTTGTGCGTCATTGCGTCGCCTCCTTAAATCTCCACGTCCGCAAACAGCGGAACGTGATCGATTTTGTTTGCCGCTAACACGTCGGCGTTGGTTGTTTTGCTCAAGTTCGTCGCGACCTCCGTGATTGTGATGCCGCTTGAGCAAATGATGTTGTCAATCGCGAATTTGTCATTAGCCCAGCTGGCAGAGTTGCAGGCTGTCGGCAAAATCCCAAAAGCTCCGTCATTGGCGATGGTACAGCCGATATCCAAAAATTGCTTGTAAATGCCGATGTTCGTCTGCGACATCGGGTCATACAGCGTTGAGTTGAAATCGCCGCAGACGATAAACCGCTCAATCCCTTGAGCCTGGATGTAATTAAACAGTTCTGTCGCCTCCGCGATTTTTGCGGATTGGTCGCTCGGATGCAGATGAGTCACAAACACATGGCACAACGTGCCGCCAATGTTGATAACCGCGCAATCGTAGTACCGGGACTCGCCTGTAAACGTGTGTTGCGTGTAGCTGATTATCGGATATTTTGAGCAGATTGCTCGTCCTGTGTATTGCGCGGAGCCGTCGGCGGATTGCCTGTAGGGGTAATACTGCGAGAGCAAAGACTCTGCCGTTCTGCCTGTCTTGGAAAAAACGCTCCAGTACTCCTGAATGCACAGGATGTCTGCATCGATTGCGGAAATCATCCCATCCTGTAGGGCATAAAATGAGGCATCCAGATTCGCCGGAACATTCGTCCCGCTCCCGATGTACCAGCCTCCGACGTTGTAGGAGCAAACCCGCAACGACACAGGGCCGTCCGGGTGAATCTGCTCCCCGGCCTTGTTGTAGGCCGCCGCCAGCGCGTACCCGTCCGCACCGTATACGGTTTGCAGAATTTCTCCGCTTTTGCTGTAAACTGCCATCAGAGATACCTCACGCCATTTACAAACAACTTAAACTTGAAGCTTGCGCTCGGTTCGCTGGTGTGCGCGCCGCTCCCGGAGTCCCTGTTGAGTTGCAGGGCGACGCAGCTGATGTGCCGGTTGTCTGGGGGCGTAAATTCGGCCTCTGCCGTTGCGCCAGTCCCGGAACCGTTCGCCGTCATGCTGAACGAGGTGGTAAGCACGTTGCCGGTAGCATCGGATTTCCCATACTTCACGCCCAGCGTTACGCCGTAGGAATTCGGATTTGACCAATCGATTTCTTTCACAATGTTCGCGACCGTCGTATTGGCCGCGATATCAAACCAAGCTGTATTACTCTTGCTGGCCGAGGCCGTCCCGTTCGGATAAATATAGACAACGCTTGTGCTTTTGCTTGTCAGCGTGTATACGTCGTTGGTCTTGGACACCGTTACCGTGCCGTTGGACAGGGTTACGGTCTGCGCGGCGAAATCGGGGATGCTATACAGCGGCGCGGTGACGGTGACGGTAAACGTGTCGGTTTTCCCGCTATAGGTGACCGTGATGGTGCTTGTGCCAGCTGTCAGCGTCCCGGACAGCTCATAGGCATCGTCGCCGAGGACAACGCTGGAACCGTCGGAATAGTTGGCGGTGACGGTCAGATCGTCGCTGACCTTGAGCACGTCGAGGTCGTCGTCTGCATAGACAGGCCTGTCTTGCTGATAGTCAGCGGTGATAGAAACGAGTGTCGCACTGTAAAGCGCGGTTTGCAGCGCGTCGTAGTAGTCCTGCCCGTCGGTGTTGTCCCATGCCACATGATCGAAACAGGCAAGCAATGCCTGCTTGATCTCCTCCGTGAGTCCGCTTCCGCTGCCGCCGATGGGCCACGAATCAAAGGAAACACCAGACGCCGCGACGGTATAGCGCATCAGCACCATCGGTCCGCCGGAGTTGTCCAGCGAATAGAACATGGCGCCGCCGTCGACGTTTGTGATATCAGCTTCAAAGCCGTCAGGCAGGTGTGCCCGGACAAAAGCGCCGGCCAGCTGCGCGCTCTGGATCTCCGCCAGCGTCTTGTCGCAGGCGTAGCTGCTGCCGGATCTGGTGATCGAGATCCAGTACAGCCTGGCCCATGCGTCGTCCGCCTTGCCCAGGCTGGCTCTCACGCCGGACGACAGCTGCTCCTTCTGCAGGCCGTTCTTTACAGACTGCGCCGCCTCGTCGACCTCTTCCCACGAGCTGACGAGTTCTGCATCTGGTACTGTCGGCATATTATCCCTCCAATCTCTGCGAAACGGCATAAGCGCCGCTTGTGTCTGTTGCGTATGCACCGTTCCGGTCGATAGCCCTGGCCCGCGGAGGCGCTGCCCCCTGGGTGCCGGCGATCCACCGGTTGATGGCGATGGTCCGGCCGCTGGCCGTCAGGCTGTCGCCGATCCGGCCCAGCGTGACCTGGATAGGCTTCGCCCCGGTCAGGTCGTGCCGGAGCTCCGAGCAGACAAGCCACTCATCGAGCAGGTGCTCCTGGCTGACGGTGCGGACAAAGCTGCCGACAGAAAACGGCGCAAAGCCCTTTTCGCCGGCTTTCCATTTGTCGATGGCGCGGCCGCTCACGCTGCGGGCCTGCCTCGAGATCGACGCCAGGGCGGCGTCGGCCAGGTTCGTCAGGTCCACGACGTTCCCGACGCCGTTGAAGCGTTGGTAGCCATAGACGGCGCCGTACCTGGCGATCGACGCGGCGTTCGTCCGCGTCACCACAATGTCGTCGTCGCCCTCCGCAATCAGCGTGTTGACCACGTCGCTGCTGTCGTTGTCGATCTCGATGCTCAGCAGGTTGTCGCCCCAGAGGGCCACCTGGGAGCTGTACAGGCCGGAGTCCAACAGCCAGTCCAGGCCCCGGGTGCCGTCTGCGAGCTGGCGCATGGACAGCACGCCGCCGTAGGTGTCGGCGAGGCCGCTGATCAGATCCCAGGCGCTCCGGTAGCTGGTAAGCTCATAGCTGACGGTGCCGACGTTCCCGCCGACCGTGCCGGCGTAGATCTTCTTCGCCGCGCTGGCGCCGGCGCGGTAGTAGGTCAGGATCTGCCCGAACAGGCCGGCCAGCGTGCCGGTGTAGGTGAACGGCGCGACGAGCACGTCGCGCAGGTAGCTCATGTCGCCCAGGCCGGAGACCTCGAAAAAGCCGCTATCGTTGACGGTCGTGCTCACAGCCTGGCCTCGGAAGATCTCCGCATCGTCCCGCTCCAGGACCAGCACGGAGGACCGGAGCGCGATCAGATCCCTGTAGGGGTTTTCCGGCAGCAGCGTACAGCTGAACACGCCGGCGGCGCTGACCCGCTCCAGGAGCGTGCCGGCCTCGAATGCAATGCCGCCGGCGGACGTCTGGGCGATCAACTGGCCGTCGCAGATCAGAGAGTACAAGATCTCGCCCCCCTCTGATAGCTGATAAAACCGCGGCAGCCGCTCTCGCCGTTGATCACGACCGGCACAGAGCTGCGCGGCGGCACGTTGAATCCGAAGATCTCCATGCCGTCGGCGGGCTCCAGCCGCAGGCGCTGCGCGCCGATGGTGATGGTCACGAATTTGTTGGACGTGTACAGGATCGACCGGACAGGCGCATCCAGCGTGATGATCTCATTCGATGCAACGCCGGCGCCGGTGACGTTGTACAGACAGACGTCCTTGAATCCGACCTCAAGCTGTGCCGCGGATCTGGAGATCAGCCGCACGTACAGCGTCTCGACGTCGGTAAACTCGTTGAAGATCCTCCGCAGGACGCCGCTGCCGTTATCTCCGTAGATCTGATAGACGCCGCGGCTCCACACGTTTTTGGCATAAAAATAGTACGTCTTTGTCGGATCGAGGTCCGGGATCTCGACATCGGCGTACCAGCCGTTCGGCGCGGTCAGGATAAACATGCCGCCCTCGTTCGGGTCGGTGACGTAGCTGCAGGAAGCCCGCAGCGTCGGCGTGATCGTGATGTCCGTCGGATCGAACAGGTTCACAGACGGCGCCGAGAACATCCACTCGACCGTCGCAGGCTCGGCCTCCCACCAGTAGGGCTCCGCGTCCACTGACAGCGTGATGTTGAAGGCCAAATCAAACCGGCCGTACTTCGTGACCTTAAGGTCTGCGTTCAGGTACATCCTGTTCGTGTTGATGAAGTCGAGCCGGACCTTCCCGCTGTTCACAATGCTCAGGAAGTGTCCCTCCGGGCTGATCAGCCTGCCCAGAGCCTGGTTGTATACCGGCGTCTGCCAGGCCAGCGGATCGAGCACGAACAGCTCCAGGGTGCCCTTCATGTTCTCCGGCACCGGGTACCCGGCCGGGCTCCTGGTGTAGTCATAGACGCCGGGCAGGCCGGCGAGCTTCAGCTGCTGCTTCCGGTTCTCCGCCGGCAGGAAGGTCAGCTTGCCGTATTGCAGGTTCGGTCCGAAGTCCACGCCGTTGAACTTGACGTCGCAGCTCGCGCTCCAAACCTGCTCATGGTTCCAGCCTGGGTTCCTCATAGCTTAACCTCCCGACATTCCTACGAGCTTCCGCTCGTGCGCCAGCTGGCGGTCCACGCCGTTGACGATGGCGGGGAACTCGATCGGCTGCCTGCTGTTCACTGCGTTGATCACGCCGATGATCAGATCCTCGACGCCCCGCAGGTCGACATCGTTCTGCAGTGTGGCCACGACCACCGGCGAAGACAGATCGTCGGCGCGCCGTTCGGCCTTCAGCTGGGCCTCCAGCGCCTGCTGGGCCAGCCGCATGCTCTGCTCATGGGAGATCACCGTCTCGCCGCCCCGGAATAGGATCAGCTCGGGGCCGGCCTCGCCGGTCCACGCCCAGCCGGGCGCGGCGCTCAGCGTGCCGGAGGCGTAGCCTCTGTTCGGCTGCGGCGCCGGGATCGAATTAAAGCCGGCGTTGAACTGCTGCGCGGCGCCTCTGCCCAGGTTGTAATAGGTGTTGTTCAGAGGTCGCTGCATGCCGTTGGCGCCGTCGATCGCGCCCTGAACGGTCTTCGCGCCGGCAGCCTGCGCCTCGGCGTACTGGTCAAAATTCTGCACAGCCTCGTCGTAGGAGGCCTGCAGCTCCGCGGTCCGCTCCTCGAAGTCCGTCTGGATCTCACCCATGACCCGGGAGAAGTTCTCCTTGCCGGTCTGGGTCTGGTTCCACTTCTCGTTGAGGAGCTGGATCTCGCCGTCTGTGGCGTCCACGATCCCGGCGAGGATCTGCGCGCTCTCCGCGCTGCCGTCGCTCAGGCTCTTGAGCAGGCCCTCGTCCACGCCGCGGGCCGCAGCCTTCTGCATGTTCGCCGCGTAGGTGTCCATGTAGGTCAGCTGCGTCTGCAGATTGGCAATCACGGAGGTGGTCGAGGTCTCCACGGTGTACGGCACCTGATTGAACCGGCCCATCAGGCTGTCCAGGTTGCCCGCGACGCCCTCGGCGGCCTTCTCGGTCTCTGCATCGAGCTGGGCCAGCTGGGCCCCGGCCTTAACAAGAGCCCCAACAACGTCGTCAACAGCAAACCCTTCTTCAATCAGTGCATCTCGGTTTTCAAGAAGGTATTCTTTAAGCTCTTCGATCCGCTCGGCAGTGACGCCGGACTCGGTGGCCAGCTCCATAAAGCCGTGCAGCACCTTCTCCACAGACGGCTGCAGCTCCTCCTCCAGGACTTCGGTTGTCTCCTCGGCCTGGAGCTGCACCTCATAGAATCCGGTGTACTGGCTGCCGCTCTCGCCGCCGTGCCAGATGGAATTCCAAAAACCTCTCCACTTGTCGGCGAAGGTCTCTGCATTTTCGGAGGCAACCTCCATAGCACCGGCGCTGTTTAGAATCGCCTCAGTGTTGTTTTCTATGTCGATCTTGCCTTCCCGAAGGTATTGGATCACCTGACCGCCCTTCTTGCCAAACATATCAAGAGCATCGGTTTCGGAAATTGTACCGTTTTCAAGGCCTTCAAAGACCTGGTCCAAAGTCTGGCCATTAGCTCGCAGGTCGTTAAAGCTCTTTTGCATTACACGAACGACCCCGCTGGTGTCCTGACCTGCTACATCAAATGCCGTCATGGTTCCGAGCGTTCGCTCAAGGCTCCAGCCAAACTCCTGCGCATAGAAGGCGGCGTCAGCAGTTGCTTGGCCAACCGCCATTACTCCGCTTCTGCTTCTTTGTCCGGCTACGGTCAGCTTGTCGAAAATGTCCGGCAGGTCTGCCGCAGTCTTGTCGTATGCGTTCATGAGGTCGATTGCCAGATTCAGCGCGGCCGCTTCATCCGTGCCGGTAGCTCGCGCAAACTTCTCCGCACCGATCGCCGCGTTTGTCAGGCCTTCTCCGGTCAATTTCACGCGCGTGTTAAGAATGGCGATGCTCTGCGCCACGGCGTCGCTGGCGCTCTTCGCGGTGGCCATGACGTCCTGGTATACCGCGTTCAGCTCCTGCAGCGCCTCGCCCTGGGCGCCGGTGCCGCGGACCATGATGGCCTCGGCGTTCTTTGTCTCGATCGCCAGGTCCTTGACCGTGTCCACCAGCTTCAGCGCAAATCCGAGCAGACCGGCGCCGCCGCCGATCGCGCCGGCGATCTTGCCGAAGGCGGCCTGGCCGATGCTGCCCAGAGTGCCGGAGCTCTCGCTCGCGTCCCGCGTTGCCTTGCCGTACTGGTCGATGGAGGTGGCGCAGCCGTCGGCGCTGGATCGCGCCTCGTCCATAAGGCGGTTGTTTTCCTGGATCTGGTTATCCAGCTTGTTGAGATCCGCCTCGGCGTAGTTTAATCTAACCTGCCAGTCGTCCACACCCTTGGAGGCGGCCTCGTAGCCCCTCTGGGAGTACTCCAGGGCCTCGTTGGCCTGCTGCAGCTCCTCGGTGAGACGCCGCTGCTCCTCGGTAGTGTCGCCCTCCGCCTGCTTGAGCTCCTCGAGCTGCCGGCTGAGCTCCTCCACGCGGGCAGCGGCCTCCTCCTGCCTGTCGGCCCACTCCTGCTGGGCGTTCTGCGCATTCTGCAGGGCCTCACGCATGGTCTCCACGCGCTGGCTCTGGGCCTCGAACTGCTTGGCCAGGACCTCGCTCTTGGCGGTGAGGGCCTCCATGGAGTTCTGGGCATTGGAAAACTCCGAGGCGGTCTTTGCCATCTCGGAGTTCAGGACCTTCATCTCCTGGTTGATCCCTTTAACCGCCGCCTTATATTCAGATTCGCCCTCGATGGCGAATTTCGTGCTAATTTTTCGTTCAGCCATTGATTCACCCCCGTTTCGGGTAGGCTAAGTCAAAAGCGCCGTACACGGTGCCGGGCGTCAGGATCGTCAGCGCGTCAAGCGCCGAGAAGCCCGCCATGGCCGCCGTCCTCAGGTACGCCGCCCTGCTCTTGGGCTTGTTTTTTTTTTCTGGTTTTCGATCATGTAGACGTCCACCGGCTCGTTGTGCTCCGCGTCGGTGGCGTAACCGTCTGAGATTGTCCGCATGACGGCCGCCTGAAGCCCGATGACGTCCCTGGGCTTGGCCAGCGCGGCCAGCTCGGCCGCGGGGATCACGTCGAAGAGATCCTGCCCCAGCGCGCGCCTGGCGGCCAGAGCGGCCCGCTCCAGGATCTCAACGCTCTCAAACAGCACGCCGACGCGCTCCGTGTCCATCTTCGCGACGATCTCCGCCACGCCCAGCACGGCCTCGTCGGCCACGTGCCCGTCGTTCCAGGCATGCCGGATCTCATCCAGCTCGAACATGGCCTGGCCGCTGAAATACAGGAAGATTTCCCTGCCGTTGAATTTTGCCTTGATCATGTTGATACCTCAAAAGGGGAGCCGGTTGGCTCCCCTTCAGTTTGATTTTAGCCCGAGGTGTACTTCTTCACGCGGGCGTCGACCCATGCCTGGGCGTCGCTCTCGGTGCTGAAGGGCTCGGACTCGTCCTTCCACAGGCCGCTGTTGCAGCGCTCGCCGGTGAACTGGAAGGTGTCGCCGGTGAAGGCGATGGTCTCACCCTTGGTCGTGTAGGTGGCGCCCTGCGGGATCGCCTTGACCTTGGGATAGTACACGCCGATGTACTGGTAGCCGTTCGCGTCGGTGTAGATGCTCTTCAGGAATCCGAAGCCGCCGTAGGGAGGCTCGTCGGTGTCCGTGAAGGAAAGGGTGCCGGGCGCGGAGCTCGCGCCGGGCGTCAGGGTGGCGCCAAACAGCAGGCCGGCGGTGGACCGGGCCAGCTCGGTGACCTCGCAATTGAGGGTCACGTCGCGGAATCCCGCCACGGTGTTCTTGGCGATGTCGTCGCCGTACTGCTTGACGGAATTGTAGTTGGGCGTATCAGCGACGGACACGAGGCCCGGCATGGCCACGACGTCGCCGTACTGCGGCAGCGCGTTCGTGGGCTGTGCGCTGATGGGAGCCCATTTGGCATATCTCACGCCAATGTTAGCCATATTGATGTTCCTCCAATCATAGACCGATTTTGTCTAAAAATGCGTCGAAGACCTTCCCGGCGGCGTCCACCGCCTTGTCCTCGCTGTCGGCGTTGCCCTCCCGCATCCAGGGGCGGGCGGGCTCGCCCTTCTTGCCGTACTCGGTGATATAGCCGATCTCCTCGTTGCGGGTGACCTTGTTTCCGCGCCGGCGGGTGCCGGTGGGCCGGATCTCCACGTAGCCGCCCTTCACGTTCGGCCTGCCGGTCTTGATGGACGCGGCCAGCTGTCCGGTGTCCACGGCGCCGTACTGGTCGAGCTTCGCCTGATGCGCCTCCTTGATGACTTCGCCACCGGCGGTGAGCATCTCGGCGACCGTGGCGTCAGGCAGCGCGGCCAGCTTGTCCAGGGAGACCGTGAAGCGATCAAAGCCCTCGACCGTCATCCCCATCTCGAAGATCCTCCAGCCGAGGAGCTCGTGCCGGCGTCGTACCAGGCGGATGCCGCCGGCGCTGCCGAGGTGGATGTCTGATCACCCGAAGGAGGGGTCGGAGAATCTTCCGTTGCCGGATCTCTCTCTTCGCCCTCCTCCGGGGTTTCCTCAGGTTCCGCCAGCTCAGGGGAGCCGATGGCCTCGCACTCCACCACGATGTGGCGGCAGTCGTCGTCGCTCGCGTCCTCCGTGGTCGGATAGGTGCAGCCTGCGTTGTACAGGGCGCGCCGGACCGCGTTGACGGTGGCCACCGGGTTGAAGTCCAGAGGACAGTAAATATCCACGTAGACCAGGATGCGCAGCGCGCCGGGCCGATCGTCGCCGTGATCAATGGGGTGATCACTGTGCCTGATCACCAGGTACTGGTCGGCCGTGCCCTTGTAGACGGTGACCGCGATCTCCCAGCCGATGGGCGCCAGGGCGTCGGTCAGCCGTTTCTCGATGCTTGTCATCTTGCGCTCACCAGCCTTTTCACGTGGATCTCCATCCAGAAGCCGCGCTCGTCCACGTTGTCGATCGAGATGATCTCCCAGGGCTTCGGATCGGAGCCCTTATAGACGAGCTGGTCCGGCTGGATCAGATCGGAATAGCGCACGGTGAGCGTCGCCGGTTCGCTCAGCTTCATGACGGCGTCGCTGAACGCGTCGCTGCCGTGCGCGTTCACCCACTTGGCCCAGGTCTCGAGGACCTGGGCTTCCGTGTCGTGGTAGTAGCTTTCACTGTCCTGTGTCCGGGTGACGCTGACGAACCGCACCGGCGTGCGCAGCTCCCCCGGGTTCGCGTTCCGGCTCATTCTGCCCCGGCCTCCTCGACCGGATCTTCTCCGGCGTGGCGGAGCTCCAGGACAAAGCTGTCGATCATGCGCTGCGCCTTGGCAGGATCAGCCAGGGGCGTGCCCATGCCGCGGTTGTCGTAGTACATGGCCGACAGCGCCAGAATGAAGAGATCATACTGGGCGTTGTTCTGATAGTCCGGGATGCCTGCGGCCCGGGCTTTCGACCGGGCCGCGTCCAGGTAGGGCTGCAGGCCGGAATTGGCCGTCCGCAGGTAGGCGGCCAAATCTGCCGTCGTCAGCATGGATTACTCTCCTCTCGTGACGGTGACGGTGTAGACCTTGGAGATCTGCGGGTCGTTGCCATCCGTGACCGTGATGGTCAGCACGTTCTCGCCGACGCTCCAGCTGGCGTTGCCGCCGTTGGTGACGGTGGTGTCGCCGTTCTTGATCGCGATGGTCGCGGTATCATCCGCAGCCACAGCCGTGACCTTGTTGGATGCGTTGGCGGTCGTTACCTCATACTCCGTGACGTCCGGATCAAACTCCGGATCAAGAGTCAGCGCTCCGATCGTGAGGCTCGAAAGGGCTGCATTTAAGGGTTTACGATCGCCAGTCGGAAGGCGCTCTTCAGGCGGATCTGCTGATCGCCCCAGGCGGTGAGCACGAAGTAGTACTCGCCCTTGGAGACGTCCTTGTCGGTGTCAAAGATGGCGCCGATGTCGTAGTTGATGCCGTAGTAGGAGAAGTCGCCCACGACGGGGATGGTAGCCAGGTCGCAGAAGATGACGGGCACGCCCAGGATGGAAGCCGGCTTCTCGCTGAACAGAGCCTCGGAGCTGTTGGCCAGACCCTTGATCATGGCGTAGTAGTCGGACTTCTTCATGACGACGGAAGCGTTCTCGGAGAACTCGTCAGCCAGGTCGCCGAGGGCAGCCACGATGGCGTCGTACATGGTGGCGCCTTCCTTCGCGGTGATCGCGTAGGTGATGTGAGTGGCGTCGGTGTAGGTGGTGTAGTCGTAGAAGGACATGTGAGCGTGCACGGTGTCCTTGGTGCCGCTGTTGTACAGGGCGGTCGCGGACTTGAAGGCGTACATCTTCTCACGCTTGGCCAGACCGCCACGCAGGCCGTTCTCGACAGCGCCGACCAGGTCGGTGGGAGTGCCGTGCAGGACGGTGTCCTTGACGGTGGACTTGATCTTTGCCTTCAGACGGCCGTAGGCGATGGTGTCGCCCGTCAGGGCGATCTCCTGGGCGGTCTGCTGGTCGGTGATGTCGGCAATGTCGGCGTCCTCGACGGTGATGCCCAGCTTGGGCTCTTCCAGACCGGTGATGTTGGTCACTCGGCAGATATTGCGCAGGGGATTCTGCTCGACGGGCTCCAGGATCAGCTCGCGGCTCATGTTGGTGGGCAGGAGCTTCTCGCCGTAGCCGAGGTCGGCGGTGTTGACAGGGATAGCACCCAGGCCTTCATAGCTCTTCTTGACGTTGCCGTTGATGGCGTCGCGGTAGAAGGCGGCCTTGGAGGCGATCAGCTGGTCCTTCTCGGACATCTTGGTCTCGGTCTTGACGGCTTCGCGCTGCATGGCTTCCATCTCGTCGTGGACGCCCTTGATCTCGGCGAGGCGGGTCTGCAGCTCGTCGCGGTGGGCCTTCTTGGCGTTGATGTCATCGATCGGGGTGGCGGGATCTGCGGCCTTTTCGGCGATCCATTCGGCGTCAGCCTTGATGGAGGCGCTCAGCTCGGCCATTTTTTCCTTGAGTTCAAACAGAGTTGCCATTTGATTCATCCTTTCGTTTACAGAAATTTTTTGTTTTCGTTGATGATCCGGCGACGCTCGTCCCGCTCCTCCGCGGAGGCCACAGCCTCCCGGAATCGGGGCATGAGCTCCCGGATCTGCTCGCCGAAGTCGGTGAGATCTGCGTTTTTGAGCATCTCGAACACGCCGGAAAGGGCCGATTTGGTCACACCGGCGCGCCGCTGCGAAGGCACGGCCACGAAGGAAAACTCGTAGGCGTCGAGCGGATCTTCGAGAAGACCGACGCACAATTCGCCATTGTACTCCGCGCCCTTCTGGTGGTCGTTCGGGCAGCCGAGCCAGCCCATAAGCTCCCCGCAGATGCTGCAGGTGCACTTTCTGGCCTGGAAGCCGACCGAAACCTCCTTCACAATGCCGCCCTCGATGCTCTCGATCAGCGACTGCGTGCGCTCGTTTCTCAGCATGTACACAGACCCGACCAGCTGCTTCAGCTCGCGGCCGTCGCTCGTCTTTTCGCCCGGGCTCTCGACTTCTGCGCGGTAGATCCTCGCAACCTGGTTGTCTGAGCTCCAGTCATGGTCCTTGATTCCTGTCTTGCCGACGAAAAGCTCGGCCAGAACCGCCAGGGACGCATCGGTAAACCGCTCCAGGTCTCTGTCCACCTCGTTGTCGCAGAGCACGACCGAAAAGCAGAAGACGTCCTCGGGCGTCAGCTCGGTCAGCGCGTACTGGTTGATCAGCGCGATGTCGGCCGCAGCGTCGGCCTCTTTCACGCGAAACGACTTTTTAATCATGTTTTTCGCCCTCCTTGGCGTTTTTCAGGGCCCGCCGGACGTCCTTCCGGAGGGCTTTCTCCCGATCCTTGGGCTCCAGAAGCAGGTACATCGAGACGTTGATGCCCAGCTCCTCGGCCAGCTCAACCAGCTCCGGGTCCATCCTTGTCACCTCTCAATACGGCGGGTTTGTCCCGCACGGTGTACTCCAGAGGCGCCAGATCCTGGCTGACAAGCGGCGTTTTGCCGATCCCGCCGGGGTATGGCGTCATGTTCCGGCGCTTCCGGACCTCGTCGACGGTGGTCCAGCCGTTGCGGATTGACATCTGGTCGACGTTCGCCTGGGTGCTGATGTCAGCGCGCAGGATCGCCTCCATGTTCATGGCGAAATGGAGCCCGCTCCGGCGCTCTGCCTTCGTCAGCAGCTTCCGGTCGAACTCCTGCTCGTAGGCCGTGACAGGGGAGAGGAGCGTCAGCTGCATGAATTCGAGCATCTGCTGCTCTTGGGAGGCGTAGCTGGCGCTGTTGTAGTCGCCCAGCAGGTGGGGTGGGATGTTATACACCATGGCCACCTTGCTCCTGGTGATTTTCTCCACCTCGAACAGCTTGCTGTCGATCGGGGAGAGGTTCAACGTCCGGGCCGTGACGCCGGATTCCAGCATCAGAATCGCGCCGGACGTCTTCCGGTAGGTCTCCAGGAAGTCCTCGACCGTCTTCTCCCGCTGGTCCCGGCTCAGGTTGGCCGGCGCCTCCAGAACGATCTGGGAGCTCACACCCTCCTCGAGCTGGTCGCGGTTGAATTGCTGGATCTCCTCGCTGTATTTCAGCGTGTCAAACAGCACGGAGACCGGATTGATGCCGGTGAAGCCGTTGGACGTGATGAACGGCACGTGGAGCACGTGGTAGTTGTGCACGTAGATCTGGCCGCCCTCGTCCGTCTGGATCTTGTACCAGAGTTCGCGGCTCGCCGTGTCCATGACCGGCGTGACCTTCGTCGGGTCGAGGATGTCCAGCCGGATCAGGTTCATGCCGGCGTCGTAGACCTTCAGGGCGTAGGCGTTGCCGGTGCTGCAGCGGCAGACCTCCATGGCCTTCATCCACTGGTGCGAGGTCATGTTCGGATTCGGAGACGCCGACACCAGGTCGTTCAGGTCGTTGTAGACCGGCTTCGAGCGGTTGTACAGCTGCCAGGGCATGACGCTGATGGAGTTGGCCATGCGGCTCACCGCGGCGAACAGCAGCTCGCTGTTGCGCATGGTGTAGTCCGCCCGCGTCCATGCCGGCAGCCGCTGCCGCAGGAGCTGCCGCTGGCTCGGTATCTGCTGACTCGCGGCCAAATACTCCTTGATGATCCTCTCCCGGCGTCTGAGCCGGTAGTTCTCGAAAATGCTCATATCAGACCCCCTTGAGGTTGATCCTCGTGGTTAGCTTCCGGTCCGGCGGGATCTCCGCCGGCAGGTTTCTCAGATACTCGGTGTGGGCGTTCAGCAGCGCCGCCACGCCGTCGATCTTGCGGTATTTGTTCTGCTTCGTGATCAGGTATGTCTGGTTTACGCTGCGCTTCGTGGTCTTCGCGTTGCCCAGGTACCAGTTGAACATCGGGCTGTTGTTGTGCACCACCAGGCCGTCCAGGAATTTCTCCTTCAGGTGATCCTGTGGCGCTGTGAGGGTGATCTCGCCCTGGCGCACGACGTTCAGGGCGAAGCCGGCGCCCTGGAGCTTCTGGACGAGCTCGAAGGCCTTGGCCGGATCGTAGCCGATGGTGCGCAGGCTGTAGCGGCGCCGGATCTCCTCGAACCATTCGTACACCCGCTCGAAGCGGACGTACTCGCCCGGCACGACCGTCAGCCAGCCGCCGGCCTGGAGCATGTCCCAGTCTATCTTCTCGTGGTCGGCCTTCCGCTTTGTCTCCGGGACCCAGGTGTGCTCAAGCACAAACAGGCGGCCGTCCGGCAGCGGGAACTCCGCGCAGGCCGCGGTGAAGTCCTCGGTGGTCGAGAGGTCGAAACCGCCGTAGCACGGCCGGCCCTCCAGCTCGGCCAGGTCGATCTCGCCGTTATTTTTGCGGATCGTCTTGACGTCCAGAAAGCTCATCTCGTCCACGCTGGTAAACACGTTCAGCTGCTTGTTGATCCAGTCGGACCGCTCAGCCGGAACGAGCTTGCAGCGCTCCCAGTCGGCGACCAGGTCGTCCATCTTCAGCAGGCGGCCCAGGCTCGGGTTGGCCTTGATCCAGCAGCTGCTGTCGTTCGGGTCGTCGTTTTCGTCGATCTCGTCGATGTAGATGAACATCCGGTCGGCGGCGATCTGGGAGACCGCGGTGTCGCCGGCGAGGATCTTCCCGCCCAGCAGGTAGAGGTCCATCAGCGGGCCGTCTATGACGTTTCCTAAGGTCGAGATGTAGATGATCAGCGGCTGCCGCCGCTTGATGATCTTCTTTTTCAGGCGGCTCATGAACTTGTAGTCGCGGTAGTCCTGGACCTCGTCGAAGATCGCCAGGTGCACGTTCTTGCCGTCCAGGGTCGTCGGATCTGATGCCAGCGCCTGGATCTTCGAGGTCGTTGGATCAAAAAAAATTCCGTCCCTTGTGGTCCGGAAGTGTTTCTTCAGAAGGGGAGATGCCTCGATCTGGGCCTTGCATTCGTCGAAGATGATCTTGGCCTGGTCCTTGGCGTTGGCGATGCAGTAGCACTCCGCGCCGCGCTCGCCGTCCTTGCAGGCGCCGAAAATGGCGTTGCCGGTGATCAGCGTGCTCTTGCCGTTGCCGGAGCCCACGAGCACCAGGCCCTCCCTGAAGCGCCGCAGGCCGGTCTTTTTGTCGACCCAGCCGTAGAGGTTCGCCTGGACAAAATGCTGCCAGGGCAGCAGCTCCATGCGGTCGTAGTCGCCCTTCGTCGGGCGGCAGAATTTCTCTATGAAGTCGATCGGGCGGTAGGCCTTCTCAATGTCGAATGCCCACCGATAGCCTGGATTTTTGCTCAGCTCCAGTTCCCGCAGGAACCGTTCGCAGGCCTGGATGCGCTTCTGGCCGGAGACGATCCGGCCCTCCGTGACGTCCAGGGCGAACTGGTAGCACCCGGAGGATCTCAGCAGGCTCTCAGAAGTCCTCAAAGGCGTCACCGCCTTCTTTTTCCGCCTTCTCCCGCGGCAGCAGGTCCGTCAGCTGCTTAATGATCTTCTGGTAGCCGGCGTTTGTGGTCGCGTAGACCTTGGCCTCCGGCCGCTCGCGCATATACGGTGCCTGTCGGTCGCCTTGCTGGAAGAGCTCCGTGAAGCCGTGCGCGTTCAGATCCGCTTCGAGATCCTCGCACGAAACGCGCATAAAAGCGGCCCTCTGGATCAGGCCGCCGATGGTGTCCTTGCGTTTTTCCTCGATCGAGCCGAAGATCTTGCGCAGCCGCCGCTCCTCGGCGGCGATCCTCGCGGCCCGCGTCGTCGGTTTCTTGCCCATGTCGTTCTCCTTATTTGCCGGCCCGGCGGGGCGGGCCTTGGGGAGGCTTGCCTGCGCGCGTTTCCCGCGCTGTAAAGGGAGA